TACCTTTAATCCATTTATAATAATTATCACAGATTGGCAAGGGATCATTTTTCTGAAACTCTGTACCAGTTTCTTTTACAATCCTTAATATCTCTAGTTTTAACTCTTCATCGTTAAGATGATCACTTGCTGCCACTTAACATCTCCCTCATAGTATAGACTTGTTGTACAACTTTATCATGGTTTGGATGTGATTTATTCCAATATGGACCAGCTTTATCATTCATAATCTGATCTATTTCACTTTGAATATCCTCACTTCTATCCAAGTTTTCAGACTCTGTAGATAATATTTTATCTTCTGACATCATGTTTGCTATCTTTGCAAAACCTTTTATGACATCAATATTATCACCAAGTCTAGTTCCATCTGCTAGTTGTAACTCTAATACTTCAGGTGTTAGATTAGCTGTAGCGATTGATTTGGCTTTGTTAATATTTGCATCATAGTCTCTACCCCATTCTTGTCTTAGTAAGTTTTGAGCTTGAGCTTGTGATGTTTCTATATCAACTTTACTTTGTTTATCTGTAGACTCAACATTGTTTTTATAAAACTCAAGTATACCTTGAGCCTGTTCATTGTTTAGTCCAAGTTTGAAAGATTGTTCTCTAAAAGATTTCATTGCTTGGTCATCAAATGCAAATACATCTGACTTTACTTCTAAAGAATATTTTTCAGAATCTTCTGGTCTACCCATCTTTGCATAGGCTTCACTCCATTGATCTTCTGTAAAATTTTTATTAGGTACAATCATCTTGTCTTGTCCAATCATTCTAGTTGCATTGATGTATGACTTTGCAAGTGCATCTATCTCTGTAAACTTTTCTATGTTTGGATCGTTACGATATGCTTCTGATATACCTGTTTTCCAAGATTCTTGTGGTGCAGGTGTGTCTGCATTGGCAACTGTGGTTTGTGTTGCTTGTGGTTGTGGTTGTGGTTGTGTTTCTGTAGATGTCTGTTCTACAGGCACAGCTTCTTGTGTTATCTGTTCGCTTGACATTTTATTTATCCTTTTTTTGCAGCATTGATTTTATAAATAGAAGAACGCTGCGTTGTCCTTCCATATATGCAGATTCATGGCTATCACCTTTTATATTTGTGGTAGTCATAAAATGGCATCTCTTCTCAAGATCAGACATAACTCTTTTGCCTTCGTCTGAATTGAATATTGTTTTATAATCTGTTTGTAATTCTTGTAAGTATTTCTCTAGTTGTTTTGTGTCCATACTATTCACTTTCTGCGTTTGCTACTGCTCTTGCTTCTTCTGGCAATACTTTCGCTAGTGGTGCTATATCTCCTCCTGCTTTGGCAACTTGTTGCAGTTGTTGCATCTGTGCCATTTGTTCTTGTTGTTGTGCTGCTTGTTCTCTTTCAGCGTTTACTTGTGATTGTAGTTTTAAAACTTTTTGCGGAACTCCTACAAGATCAGCAACATGTTTAACTAACGC